GCATGAGTTGGCAAGTCATTACCCATCAAATAATCCTCTTCTTGACCGAACTTGAATGCTGCAAACAGGCGACTAGTTAAACTGCTTCCTGAAGCCAATTTTTGAACTTCTTCATCCCTAGCGTCGGAATAAACATCTCTTGCCCTAGGATTAGTGATTAGGTCCACATTTCGCAATTCGTTGCCACACCCAAACTCTACCAAAGCTCCTTCGATGAACATTGGATCACTAATAACAACAGGAAAAGAATCTATGTTTATGTTAGTCAAGATCCAATGTTCAATCATGATTTGTACTTTTTCTGGTATTCCGTACAATTCAGTGAACTGGTCACGGGTTTCTTTGGTTGGCCAACCAAAGTCGGAGTCACAAAAGGAGCCGATTTTCCACCATTCCTTCTTTGGCATGGTAGCCTTAAATCCAGCATCTGTGCCAGATTTTAGGATGGCTCGTTGCCAGGCATGAATGATGGGAATGAAAGAACTAACGGACATTTGTGACTTCGCAATTCCCATTAACAGACTCTTAAACATTTTTGCTGGTTGGTTGTGGTGATTAATACCGTATTTGGACATGGTTCTGAAAGGTAGAACCCCCCAAATTAGCATGTCCCCAACATCCCAAAATCTTCCTGAACAAAAGGTTGCGTCCTTAACGGTTTCATGCATCACCATTTCAACTTTCATCCCAAGTCTAGTGTAGCAATTGCAGACATGTCGAGCAATGTCGTTTTGGCTTACGGCGCCTTTGGAAAACCCTACAACGTTGTCATCTCCAAGAACTAACATCTTGTAATCCCCGTCAATATCCATATCAAGGACATATAGGGTTATCAACCAGTTTATGACACTGTTGAAAATACTGGTCCAAAGATCACCAGAACGCCTCCCATAGGGAAGTGAAACAGAGATGGTTTTGTCTCTGTTTGCTCCTGATACGTTGCGCCAATTGTGGATGAGGAATCTGAAATTGGGTGGTAAATTCAACACTTTTTGCAACAACATTAACTCAACATCTAAAAAGTGTTCAGCCATACTACCATCCCAATTAGACACGTCAGCTTCATAGATGGTCTTAAATTCATCTATTTTCCTAGCAAAAGCCCCGACCTCTACGGGATCAGTTCCGCTACAATAAAGCACACGTCCGCCTGCTGCCTGCCCAAACCACCGATGCTTAATTTGCTGCGTGATTTGGAAGAAGGTGGAAGAAAAATGTGCAACTAACTTTGGACCTCTACTCCAAATCATTCTGGGCTTAAAGTTAGTCTCGTCTTTACCAAGATAAATTTCACCTTTTACGAAAATTTCGGCCTTTGCATCACGTCCATCGATTTCACTAGACCTCAAATCGTACAATTGGGCTCCTCGTTTTTCTCCATAGGTGTCTTGCAAGTATTTGAGTTCGTCCATGGTTTCAAGTTCAAGGTCTGGCAATTTCCTAATCACTTCCTGGGCCCAGATTTTGAAATTTTCGGCTTCTTTAGCCTCAATGGTTCTAGTGAAAGCCATTCTAAGTCGCAAAGCAGCCTCCAAATTTTCTGCACAACTAGCTGGGTACACCATGGGCACAGTCATGGATGCTCCGTAAACCTCGACGGTTTTCTCTTCCTCCATGCACTCGTAATCGGCTTTAAGTACAACAGTGGGTTCCATTGGTGGAACTGGCCTCTTCCCAAAGACCTTCTTTCTGATGTACAATTTTGAACAAGGCATGATTCCCAGTCGAAAATTTTCTTGTTCTTTCGCCAGCATATCCTGATAAACGGCTCGTTGGTCATCCTTAATAGGGACCATTCGCCACTGATTGACCCTGTCAACCACATGGCGGTCACATAATGACCAAGTTAACGGACAGAAAGGACCGGTGAGGAGAGAAGCACATCCAAAGAAAACACACCAACAATTCCTTTTACACTTCTTCTTACAAAGGTACCATTGTACATCCCCTTCAAACTTGTCATTGTCGTAGCCTTTTGTTTGATAAAGGTACCTAAGAGCAGTCTCGGCCTTCTTCGGCCAATTTTCTTGTTCCTTCCGTTGGTGGTCTGCCATCAATTGGTAAAAATGCTCAGTCTGTACATACTGTAAGATATGATTATCCAACTCTGGGTAAACATCGAAACACAATTTGTAATGTGACCGGATTTTGTTAATGGCACTGGCTGTGGTGTAGGATTTTTCCTCAACTAGCTTGTAGGCTACAGCCCGAACACTAGTTTCAAGGCGATAAAAGACAGTCTCCATGTTAATAAAAGTTGGTGCACCGCTCCTTAAATCTGCTCTCTTAAAACCAGGTAATTTGGGAGTTCCAAAAACCATTGTACCACAATCACTAGCGTGATAGGACCTGGCACGGTTGTCATATTCTGGAAAAGACCCCAACAATCTGACCATTTGTCCGCCGAAATTAAAGAGTCCATCAATTATATGGTTTTCTCCTTCCATACGATGGTTAAAGTGCGATTTCTTTCCTCCACCAATTAACGACCAGTAATTGAAGCACAAAGGAACATCGTCTTCAATGTGTAAGCTAGCCCTCAATTTTTCTTCGGTGGAATATTTAAACCCATAATCAAACACAGGAACCATATCATCCTTTTCCAGGTATGGTACGGGTTTCCCCTTCTCCTCCAGATTTTCGTCCTCATAACCTGGAACGGATTCCGCAACCTCTGACTTGACTTCTGCTTCATCCAACTCCATATTTAAGGCTCTGACAGCAAGGGCCCTTTCCTCTTTGTTGGGGCGCATTCCTTGTTCAATGGTTGTTGGATTAAATTTTTGAAGATGTTTAACCCATCGCTCATCTTCAACGCCTGTT